GCATACACATCGCAGAACTGCTCTCGTTGCGGACAGCGGAACACTCCAAACGGCAAGAAGTATGTTTGTGAGCATTGCGGACACACCGACCATAGAGACGCTAACGCTGCTTTCAACATCGCCAAGCGTGGTGCGGAGAGCATATCTATGGGCGGCACTCAGGACTCAGTGAGCCTGAGCGGGGCTGTATTGGTGACGCCCTCTCTGGAGATACCTGCTTATGCGTAGCAAATACCAAGTAAGGGTCAAAAGAATCCCAGCGTTCCACGCTGGGAGCATCAAGCGTCGGTGGTCTGTGCAAGCGTTCGTGGAGCAGATAAGAAAAATCTACAAGTATACAAGAGGTCTTTCCACATGGAACCCATAAGAGAAGCTCTTAACAAGCCCGGAGTCGTAGTAGACAGATGGGTCTTGAGGCTTGGAAAGAATTCAGAGGAGGCAGGGCGCTTTCAGCCTTGGTTCCTTCCTAGCAGCACTTTCGAACAAGACTTTTCTGGTTTCGTAGCGTGTCTGAATTTGCTCAAGATAGTGGATGCCGTGAAAGAACGAATGAGCACCCAAGCCAAAGGTGTACGTGCAGCCAAGAAATTGCAGCGTGAAGCGCAGAAGGCCCTAGATAAAGCCGAGGCTAAAGCCAAGCGTGCCCAAGAGAAGGCACAGCTTAAGCTGGACCGCGCGGCTGAGAAAGAACGCATCAAGGCCGATGCAAAGAAAGCCCGTGAGGAGGCAAAGAGTGCTAAAATTTCTACGAAGACTGTTCTGGATACCGTACGACCTGCGGCTGCTATGGGGAGTAAGGAAGTTAGTGTTGGAAGAGAGGAAGAAACTAGGATGTCCAAGGATAACCGTAGCGACTTGGTATCGCCTGTGGAAGATTATCCCGAGATGACTGAGCAAGTCCGTGGCATACTTGAGGAAGCCCGAGTAGAACGTAAGATACTTGTGGTTCCTGAGGAGGGCTGAGCATGGCCATGGTGTGTGAAGTGATAAAGGACTTGCTAGAACTTGATCAGAAGAGTGAGATCGTGTTCGTCAAACGCAGCGACAGTCCTTACATTTATGCAATAGGATTTACGCCGGACGGCCAAAAGGTCGCCTGCGAATTACCAACAGCAATCGAGAGACCCAAGGAGAAGAAAAAAGATGAGTGAAGCACTGGTACCGCAGCAACAAAATACCGCTCTGCAAGTTGGCGGCGTAGGATTAGGCGTGGGTCTCTTCAAGGCCCGCCCAATGCTCATTGAATTGGTTCATAAATCATCTCGCCAAGAAAACGTGATCTATGGGCAATTCCGATGTGTTTCAACGAACGAACATTTGGGCACGAAGATTCGTGTCGTGCTGCTCGCGGTTCCGCAGCCGCAGCGTGAGTGGTTTGAAGGTGCCGACTTCAGCAAGGGGAGCAAGCAGTGCTTTTCTATCGACGGCATCGAACCGCACCCGCACGCGGCTAATCCTCCTGCGCGGTACTGCCGTACGTGCCCCAAGGGAGACATCAATTGGGAAAAGTGGCGCAAGACGAAGGACCCCAAGGACCTCCCGCCCTGTGGCGCGTATTGGCATCTACTGATTGCTGACCGCACGACACAGACTCCATATTACCTGAACGTGAAGGGCACAAGCTATCTGCCGTTCAAGCAGGCGATGGAGCAGCAGATGTCCGGCATACTCAACAAGCTGTTCGCAAACGTACGAGCCGAGAATAAGGCGCTGGGTTATACGTACGTACAGGCCGAGAATTGCTTTGTCGATACCCCGGGCTTCGTTGTGCCTGAAGGTTCTACAAAGAAGCCCCCGGTGCCGTTGCCTAACATCTTCGACATCAGCTTCAACATCTCGGCAAGCAGCCGCGATGGTGGGCCGTACATCATGAGGTTCGATGACTTCAAACTCATGAGCCCTGAGGATAAAGCCGAGTTCGGCCAGTTGTATCTCGACATCGTAGCCTCACGCGTTCAGATTGCACAACCAAACGAAGAAGAACAGACTGCAAATATGGTGACGGAGATTCAACCGGCACCTCAAGGAGAGGTTCTACCTGCTGAACCTAAGATCACTATCTAACAGGTTGGTGGAGGCGCACCTAAGACGTGCGCCCCGTAAGTTACGCACGTCAACGGCATCGAGAGCGTCGGTAGGACGCGGGTCGTACCCGCCACCTCCACAGAGCGCTGAGGTAATTCAGCGTTGTGTGGGGGTGAAATTGAATCGACTGCTGATTTGTTGTCTTTGTCTTCGTGCCGCATCCCCACGCCGCGTTAAGGAGTGGAAAACCAAAACAGCCACGGATAAACCCAAGGCGATGGCGGCTCACGCTTAATTGCTGAGCAACCTAGGATGGGCCGGATAAAACCGGCCCTACCGAACTACGAGGAGAAGCATGCAGAAGTTGTCTGGAAGAATAAAAGACTACAGAGGAAAGGTTTTAGGTGGATGGAAAGTACTCTCTTTTGCTGGAGTGCCTGACAAACTCCACGCCACATGGAAGTGCGAATGCACCTCCTGCGGAGCTATAAAAGTTCTAAACTCTCAACACTTATACATTTTGTCTCAATACAAAGAAAGTGAAGTGCACTCCTGCAGAACATGTTCTTATAAACGGCAGACAGGAGAAAGCAATCTTAAGCCTTACGAATCTCTTTACAACTGGCTTATAAAACAAGCTACGAGGACAGGGCGACTCTGCACGATAACCTACAAACAGTTTCTAAACTTTACAAACACGAAAAACTGTCACTACTGTGGGAACAACATTGAGTGGACGCGTTTTAACATAAACAAAAACAGCAGCAGTTACCATCTGGACAGAAAAGACAACTATAAAGGTTACACAAAGAAGAATTGCTTAATCTGCTGCGCTGTTTGCAACAAGATGAAGGGCACCCTCAGCTACAAAGATTTCGTCTCCAAAATACGACAAATAAGCAGGAGAACCCCATGGACCCTCTAATCCCGCAGATGATTGTTGGAGAAGCTGTAGCTGGTCAATCGGCAGCGCTTAGAAAGCACATGAGAGTGTTAGCCGGAGATTTAATTCGCCACACTTTCGATCTGGCAGAAGCTTTTGCAGCCGCTCAGGAGACCAAGTGTTACCACGAGTGGGGCTTTGCCTCTCTCCCTGAATACGCCGAGTTGGAACTAGGGATAAAGCAGCGTAGGGCCCAGTACCTCGCGCGTATCGTGCGCGTGTGCCGCGCCTGCGGAATAAAACGCACAGACTACGAGCCTGCAGGCGTTACCAATCTGCGCGTCATCACAATGCTGGACCCGGATTCTACCTACTTCAACCGGGAAGAAAAGAAACATGAGCCCATGGTAGAGCACATCGTACGTCTGATCGCTGAAGCCCCTGAGTTGTCCACGAAAGAAGTTGACAACGAGGTGCAGCGCTTAATGGGCAACACCGGGGAGAACGCTATGATTACCCGGATGTACCGCGTCACGGTGTCCGCGTACGAGAATACGATCTTGCGTGCCTTTGAAGCTATGCGCAGACATATGGGCAGCGCTGGTCGGGAAGATGACACCGGGAAGGCTAAAGAGCACTCAGACGGCAAGGTGATCGAGAACTTGTGCGCCGAGTACAATGCGGACCCCCGGAACTTCATGGAGGACGTGGATTGCAGCCACGACCAGATAGAGGTGCCACTTGAAAGTGATCAAGGTAGTACGAAAAAAGCAGATGTACTTTTGCCAAGTGAGTGAAAAAGACTTTGCGCGCGTATCTCCATACAAATGGAGCATCTTTGGGTATCCAGGGAACTTCTATGTGCGCAGGAGATTTTACACGGGAGGAAAAAGAGTATCACAAAAACTACACCGATTTATATTGGGTGTAGAAGACCCCAGAGTGAAAGTAGACCACAAGGATGGTAACTTTCTAAACAATTGTAGAAAAAACCTGCGCAAAGCAACGTGTGCACAGAACAACCAAAATGCAAAGATCAGAAAAGACAATGCCTCAGGGATTAAGGGTGTAACTTGGCAACCAAGAGGGTACAAAATGGGACCAGGGTGGGTAGTCAGGGTGCAGACAAACGGCAGACGTTTGTATGTTGGAAAATTCAAAAGCTTGGAAGAAGCTGCCATAGCTAGATCAATAGCTGCAAAACAACATCACAAGGAGTTTGCCTATGAAGCAAGAGCCTGAACATTGGACTCAGTGGTTAGCACGCAAGTCCTACAAAAGTGCATTCAAGAATCACATCAATCATTCATCCTATTCTCCCTTAACAAACACAGTAGGATTGTCGGACGGCAGCGCTGAAGCTCAGCAAATCCTGCGCAACGCTCAGACAGCCGTGTTTGACCAGAAGCCTACCGTAGAAGGTTTGATGGCCATGGCTATCTTGCAGAATGCTCTGGATTACGTGAAGGGAAAGAACATGTGTGGCGTAGGCTCATGCAGCTGTCGGCATACTAGGTTATTTTTCGAGCAGCAACAGGAGGAACCGACGTTGGAGAATGGCGGGTTGGGAGAAGGTTTGGTGGCCGATGAGTCTACGCCTATCGCCTGAAGAATATAAAGCCCTCTGTAAGAGGGTATGGGGTCGCGATGGTTGGCGCTGTCGCAGATGTGGACTAAGGGATCATCTGCACTGCCATCATGTGCAGTTTCGCTCGCAGGGCGGTCCTGATGAATCATGGAATTTGCTCAGTCTATGCAGCGAATGTCACGATGCCGTCCACAATTATAAACTTTTCGTAGATGTGGCTGAAGGCAATTGGATAGGTACAGGGGGCGGCTGTGATGGAGAGGTGGTCTTCTCATGGAGCTATTGAGGCTAATTTTTGTCTTCTGGAACAAGCCAAGAATACTGTTCACCATACTGCGTATCCTTGCTTGGCCCCCGAGCCGCATGCGTTACGACAAAGCGAGGCTTTCTAAATGAGGTGTGGACAGTGCGACAAATTTGAGATTTATCACACGACCTCGGGGCTATGCTACAACTGCTATCAAGAGTCGCAGGGCAAGGTCTTCGACGGCAAGAGGTTCGTGAAGCCTGAAGAGAAATCCAAGAAAACCAAAAAGGAGAGTAAATGAAATCACTTCGTATTCTGTTTTCCACGCTGATTCTTTCCACGGCGATCTGGGCCTGCACAAAGCCAGTCCCTAAGCCTAAGCCTACCCCGACGCCTACACCTACGCCCGTAAGCACCACAAGCACCAGCAACAGTGCGGTGAATACGAATACAAACACCGCAAATTCCGTGGCGAATAGCACATCGAACAGCTCAGTCAACAGCACGAATACGCTCAACAATAGTCTGAGCAATTCGCAGAAGCAACAGCAGTCCCAAAACCAGACGCAGACTGCGCAGGGTGGCAACGCCACAGCGCAGGGCGGAAACGCTACGGCAACGGGACAAGGTGGTACAGCCAGCAGTTCAGCAAGTGCAACTGGAAACGGCAACGGTGCAAACAACACGAACATGAGCACCCGAGTAGCCGCTTCCGCAATCACACCTCCGATTCTGCCCACAGTGCCTTGTTTCAAGGGTACAGGCGCTGCCGCACAGGTTGGGATGATTGGTGGCAGTTTTGGCAGCGGCAAAGTTGACCAAGGCTGCGATGACAGAGAGCTGGCACGGTCCTTCTCTGGACCCCAGACGCTCGCATCGTGCAAAATCTTGATCAATACCAAGAAGGCTAAAAAGGCTGGGGTTACCCTTGAGGACTGCTTGGGGGTACCAGCACAAGCAAATACTGTCGTGCCAACGCAAGCAAGTCCTGCCAAGCAAGTGTGCGTGGAAACCATAACGTACAAAGATGGCACCGAAAACTGCATGAAATACGCGGAGGTGCAATGAGCCCACTGACGCCGCTGGTTATTGTTGGATTGTTCATCCTCGGGGTTTGGTGGCTTATAAACCTCTTAACTTTCATCTAAAGGAGTAAGAATGTTGAAACGCATCCTAGTGGTATGCTTGGCCCTCTCCCTAAGCTGTTTCGCATCCACTAGGGTGCGCCGTCCGCGTGTGGGAAAAATTTTCGCGGCGAATTTACAGTCGGTGCTGCTCGAAAATGAAGCCGGTGACGAAATGGGGGCCTTCAGATATTTTACGCAGGCCCAAGTTGATGAAGCAGCCCTTGACGGATTGCTTGAGCCACTGTATAATCATTCGTACTACAAAGTATCCCCCAAGCTTCCTTTCGAGCGCCGGTATGCGCTCCCCGCAACTGTGTCCTTCGTAGAGGCTCTGTCCCTAGACTTCTACCGGGCATTCCACCAGCCCCTCGTGGTTGACTCAGCCATACGGCCTGCAACGACTCAGCGGAAACTGCATCTGAAGAACGCAGCACCTGCGTACGGCCCTAAGGCGAGCAGCCACGAGCGGGGTACGACGGTGGATATTTCAAAGCGTCTCACTAGGGTTCAGCAGCAGTGGATGGTGATTCGCCTGCTTTACTACCGAGCAATAGGCCGCGTTCTGGTGATCCAAGAGCGTAGTTGCCTACATATATTTGTCAAAGGAGAGCAACAATGATCGCTCCACGTAAATTAGCACGCTGGATTGTAGATGACATCGCCGCTGACATCAGTGGGCGCAAAGGTATCGGAGACGAATACGATCAGATAGACTCTGATGTAAAGAAAGAAATGATCATAACGTGGTTAGACCTTGCTGAAGCGCACATCGAAAAGTATACGGAGGAAAAACAGTGAGCCTGCAGCAATTCAAAGATGACTTAGCACATTCTATTTATGGCATGACTAAAGACGAGGCTCATGCCAAGGGCGTCTGCATCAGTTGCAAGAAGCCCCCAGTGTTCACTTCTAAACTGGGGCCAAAAAAGTACCAGATTTCAGGGCTATGCGATCCCTGCTGGGATACTATGTTTGATGAGGAGGAACAATGAGCGAGATTACGGTAACCAAGCATGGCATGAAAGCCAAGAGCATCAAGGGACGTATCCATCGCAAGGTCAACCTGTGGCTGGATACAATAGAAGACAAGGACCTTCAAAAGCGTCTTCGGGATGGCGTGATTGTCACGGGAGGCTCCATTGCTTCTATGCTCCTCGGAGAAGAAGTCAATGACTTCGATGTGTACCTTCGCAACCATGACTTAGCCTACGATATAGCCACGTATTACGTGCACAAGTTTGAGCAAAAGCATGCATCGGGCATCAAGACACCCCTGAGTGTGAAAAGCGAAGATGGACGTATTAAGGTTGTGGTCAAGTCTGCTGGCATCGCCAGCACTGAAGGCACAAAGAAGCCCTACGAATACTTCGAGGGTCAACCAGACGAAAGCGCTGCCGCATACGTAGGCGACGTGATCACTGACCCAGAGCAGATTGCAGACACCTATGAGGAGATCGAGAATACCGTCCTGAGGCAAGAAGAAAAAGAGAATAAGTACATACCTAGATTCCTCACGACCAACGCCATTACACTGAGCGGGAAAATTCAGATTGTACTGCGCTTCTATGGCGAGCCTGATATGATCCACGAAAACTATGACTTCGCGCACTGCACAAATTACTGGTCGAGCTGGGACAATAATCTGGTACTGCGTCAGCCTGCTCTAGAAGCACTGCTCTCCAAAGAGCTTCGCTACATTGGCAGCAAGTACCCCATATGCTCGCTAGTGCGCCTGCGTAAGTTCATTGATAGAGGTTGGCGTATCAATGCTGGCCAGATTCTGAAGATGGCTTTCCAGATCAGTGAACTGAACCTGAAGGACATCGAGGTTCTGGAAGATCAGCTCACAGGCGTGGACACTGCGTACTTCATCCAGCTCATTACACGCCTGAAAGAGAAAGACCCTGAAATGGTTGATGGGGCCTACCTCATCGAGATCATAGACAGGATTTTCTGATGACCATCCCTGAAATCACCCCAGACTGTCTTGAACTACTCAACGAAGTGCTCGCTGAGTTTGAAGGCGTGTTCTCTCAATGCTCCCCTATTCCGAGCGATCCTCTGTTTGAAGCTTCGCAGGCTACCAAGGCTACGCAGGACGTAGACCTCCTGATAGAACTAGGCTTAGTCAAAGAGCTTACAGAAGATCACAAGGAACAAATCGAAAAACAGAACGCAGCGACAGGACGCAAGTGGCGCGTGTACTGCGTATCCCCGCTCGGAAGAGCACTGTTTCAGGCAACGTGTAGTCCAAGCATAAACTAAGGAGACCAATGTACCAAAAGCAGACGATTCATAAAGGCAAAATGAGTAAATGCAAGGTATGCATGAAGCGTATCGCCGCACTTGACCCTGAGTATGCGGCCAAGATCACCAAGAGTGCCGTAGCCGAAGATAAAATGAGAAAGAGGAAGTGATGAGCCAAGCAATACCAGAGAATTTGAAACATTCGAAAGCTCTGCAATTCATAATAAGTCAAGGGTGGGATTGGAAAGAAGCCTCTGGTGATCAAATACAAGTGAAAGTTTGTCCTTACTGCAAACACTCAGACTATAAACTTTATTTTGCTACAGGCGATCCCAACGACCCGAAGAATACGCGTGATGGTCTGCACTATTGCCATGCCGGTGCCTGCGGTAAAACAGGCAATCTCAGAACACTCGCTGAATACCTCGGCCTGCGCATCGCAGGTGTAGATTCACGCAAGGAATGGGCTGGCAACGCCAGTGGAGACAAACCGGATGCTTTGCCGGACGTGGATGCGTGCCATGTGGCATTGCTGGGCGATCCTGAGGCTATGGATTACCTCCTGAACGTACGAGGTTTTACGCAGGAGATCATCGACCGACAGAAGCTTGGTCTGAAAGAGAAGGTGTGGTTCCGTGAAGCAGGCGAATCCAAAGCGCTCGTTATTCCGTACCTCGTTGGTGGCAACATTGTCTTCGCTAAGTATCGAACCCTCCCTCCTAAACCCAAAGATTTTGTCACTCCTTCGGGCTGGGAAGCTCCGCTCTACAATGGAGAAATCCTTATTGAAGGACTCAACGAAGTCCTCTTCGTAGAAGGAGAAGCGGACGCACTAAGTTGCATATCCCACGGTATCCCATACGTCGTGGGAGTCCCCGGCGCGAACGTCAAGAAGGCCCTGTGGATTGAGCATCTGGACAAGATTGCTCCGAAAAAAATCTATATCCTATATGACAATGACAAGGCCGGGAAGAAAGGTGCTCAAGAACTGGCGTCACGCATCGGCATAGAGAAGTGCTACAAGATCGTGCTGCCAACATTCTTCGTCACTCTTGATGGCGCTGAAGCACGACCCGGGAAAGACATCAATGAGTGGTTCCGTTATGGTGGAGGTACCTTAGAAAAGTTCGAAGAGTTGAAGCAGAGTGCCCAACTGTTCGATGTGACCGGTGTGACCTCTTCAGTGGATGCATTGACCCAGCTTGAAGATGAACTGAATGGCAGGACCGATCTGGCTCCTACGTACATGTTCCCATGGCCGGAGATCAACAAGCTGATCGGCATGGAAGACGGAGATATACTGGATATCGTTGCGCCGGAGAAAGTTGGCAAGACCACCTTCGGTATGAACATCATGGATCACATGGTGGGACAGTATGGCGAGGACGGCTTGATCGTGTGCCTTGAAATGACTCAGGCACGGCTGGCACGCAAGTGGGTTTCCCTCGTCACTGGGTTCGAAGATGTGCTTACTGAACCCGGTACGCCCGAATCTGTCGCTAAACTGGCAGAGTTGAAAGCCGCGTGTGGCACAGCGCGATCCATACAGCAAAGCCGTAATGCAGACTTGTACTTCGCTTACCCTATGCAGTGGCAGGACGATCCCGAGTCAGTATTCAAACTCATCAAGGATTGTATCCGGCGCTACGGTGTGAAGTGGGTGATGTTCGACAACCTGCAGAAGTTCTGTGATGAATCCCTGAAGGCCCAGAATCATCGTACAATCCACCTGTCCCAACTCAGTAAAAAGTTCGCCTCGATTGCTAAGGACTACAAGATCAAAATGGTCCGCATTCTACAGCCGAAGCGTATCGAGAAGGGTGCCACCATCAGCACGAACGATGTGGACGGCAGCTCTCAGGTAGCCAAGGACTGCGACGGCATGATTACATTGTGGCGCAGCGTAGTTGGTGAACTGAAGAGGTCGGAGTGGGAGACGCAACAAGAAGGGTTCCAAGAATGCAATGAATCCTTCGAGCCTGTGATGAAGGTCACGGTCGGCCTATCACGCTATTCCTCTGGAGGTTCAAGAAAGCTGTTCTACGATGGTGCGCGGTCGCAGGTTCGATCCATAACGGACGAGAAGAAAGCCACAATGAAGTCCAACTTCAACGGCATAGTTACTGAATCTGGTCACAAAATACCTACGGAGGAAGTGAAAATATGACAACCGTTTGGAAAAAGGCAGAGGAAACCGTAGAAACTGCGCCGGACACTGGTGACCTCTTGGCACCCCTGAGACGCGTGTACGGCAAGTACATTGAACACAGAGCACGCATCTTATGCAAAGCCACCAACCAGAATCGGGAAGTCACAGCGAAAGAAGCGCGAGGTTGCGACTACTACCTCGCATGTGCTGAAAGCGTGAAGGCACTGATCAACCAATAGGGTATCCGAAAGGGTACCCGCTTTTTTAATTTCAGGAGACACCATGGAAAAGAAAGCTAATCATCAAGTATTCCTAGTACGCCTTGGGGAACCCCGAGTACACCCTAATGCTGATACGCTTGTGCTCTTTGATCTCGGCTCATATCAGGTGGTGACCAAGAAGGGTGAGTTCAAGGCCGGGGATCGCGGAGTGTACGTCCAGCCGGATTCCGTGGTACCTCAGACCGAACCCTTCCGCTTTATCTGGGAAGCGTACGTAGGTCTGGATGGAACAGTGCCAGAGAAGCGCAGACGCATCACAGTGCGAAAATTCCGTGGTGAATGGAGCGAGGGATTGCTCCTGCCTGCTTCTTCCTTTCCTCAGCTGTATGCTTTGGAAAACGAGCACGCTGCTGGCGGTTTACATGGGTATGACTATCAAGTCAGACGTTTACAAGCAAAAGATGGAGATGATGTCTCGGAACTGCTGGGCATAGAGCACTATGACCCAGACAAAGGCAAGGAACTGGCTGGAGACAATGAAACCTTCAAGAAGCGCAGAAAGTACCCGAAGAGTCTCAAGGGCTGGTGGTATCTGATTCTGCATAAGCTAGGCATATACACCAGCGGCGGGCAAAACCACGTCTTCGATAATGAAGGCGGTTTGGGGATGCCTGTGTTCGATGTGGATGCCCTGAAGCACTACAAAGACGCATTCGATCCTGAGGAAACCGTGGAGATCACAGAGAAAATACACGGCTCCAATGCGCGCTTTGCGTTCCTTGATGACCATATGTATGCTAGCTCACGTACGCAGTGGAAGGCGGAGAATGTGAACTGCATTTGGCGCAACGTGCTCAAGACCCAGCCATGGATTGAAGAGTGGTGCCGAGCCCACCCGGGCTACGGTCTGTACGGTGAGGTCACCCCAACGCAGGGAGAGAAGTTCGAATACGGAAGCAAGGAGCCTCAGTTATTCGCGTTTGACATTAGGACGACTGAGGGAAAGTGGTTGAGCAGGGAGCAAGTTATGGGCTCTATGACTGGCATAAAGTCGTGGGTGCCCGTGCTCTACACAGGGTCCTACAAAGACATCCCATGGAGCCTCGTGGATGGGAAGTCAGCAGTGGACGGAAAGACTCTACGAGAGGGCTTCGTGATCCGGCCCGTCAAAGAACGTCACGTACGCGGCCTTGGGAGACTGATCCTCAAGGTGGTTTCAAATAAGTTTCTTGAAAAGGATAACCAATGACCGAACAGACTCAGCAGTTGAACCGTGTAGCAGCTACGACCAAGGATGCAATCTTGGACTTCATGAAAGCGCGCTTAGCCTCAGGAGACCCCACGTTTACCTCGGACCAGTTGCGGTTTTACGTCACCAACAACGTGGTAGGCAAAGTCAGCCCGAGCAGTGCTGACCGTGTTCTGCGCTTACTACGTCAGCAAGGGATGGTGGACTACTACGTGGTAAACAGGGGGCGCAGTTTGTACAAAGCGGTGCCACTCGGGACAACGAGCGCGTAATCATGGCGCAGATAGTAAGGAAAAAGACAGCCGCCAAACGAGCTGCCAATCAATACTCCACATTGCCCAGCATTGCTCCGGGTACCAAGTTTGGAAAATGGACGGTCGGGGAAGAGGTGCTGATAAAATATAAAGGACCAGCCGTCCGAAGATCATACATGTGCACCTGTGAATGCGGAAAGACAGGCTTGGTTGTTTACAGCAACCTTGTAAAAGGACGATCTAAGTCTTGTAAAAGCTGCATGCAGATAGAAAGGTTTTGCAAGCATGGACATGACACAGAACTGCACGGCAGAACCAAGCTGGGCATATGTCGGATGTGTTGCAAAGAGCGCCAACTGAAATTCACATATGGCATTACTCTTGCGGAATACGAGGCTCTGTTTGCCTTCCAAGAGGGAAAGTGTGCCATCTGCAGTAAGCCTTTGTTGATGTTTAAGGTTCCTACGCCTGTTAAAGTTGCTGGAGGAAGAGCAGAAGTAGATCATAAGCATCTGACAAAGAAAGAAATAAACAGAATGAAATCTTACGTGCCCGACAAAAGCCTAGTACGAGGGCTTCTATGCGGCGGTAGATGGGCAGGATGCAATCATAAACTAGGCAGAGTAGACGATGTTGACTGGCTTAGAAATGCTCTGTCATACGTTGAGAATCCCCCAGCACAACAGTTCTTTAAGAAAGGAAAATTGTGAGTAAAGAACAAATAGAAGCACAGTTATTCCAAGACACCTTTAT